GTGCAATTACAATTTATCTTATAAATGAAACCAGTTTGTTTTTCGCTAAACATTTCTTATAATATATAGAAAGATATTTCTCTAAATATATTTTTTATTAAATTACTTATTTATATTTATTCTTCTTCTTCTAGCTCCTCTTGTATTAAATCCCAAACGTAATCTATCCATTTATTGATGGCTTTCTCGTCTCCTCTGCATGATAGTATAATGTAGTTGTAATACATTGACATCTCCAGCTTGTCTGTAAACAGTGTCTTGTCCCTCCTCTCCTCGTCGGTCAAATCTTCTTTAAAGTAGTTCTCCTCGTTGCCTACATTGTAGTCAACAATAGACTCAATGGCTGAATTTAGTAGTTCCTTGTTAGCTGACATTTCTTGTTTTTATAAGTTAATTGTCTTACCTACTATGTTGTAAAAGCGATTCAATTTTATGGACCTTTTATTAGATGGAGAACAAATATTGTAGATTAGAATCTAGTTAGTTCTAATTAGATTTCTATTTACAGGGAGTTATAGGGTTCTAAAAGGGAGTAAAAAGGGAGTAGTAGGGAGTTAGTTTTCACTGCATAATATATACCATTGATTAAATCATATACATTATCACTGCATTATGCTCTTACTTCTTATACAACTTCTATATACTATTCTACTCGGGGGTGTAAAGGGAGTAAAGGGAGGTATTTTCAAAAGTCCTGGAGAAGAAAAAAAAATAATGAAAAATATTTCCAACTCTCTATATAGGGTTTCTAAAAACCTCCCCAGCTCCCTGAAAATAATACAAATATATATTATAAGAGAATTATAATATGTATAAATGAATCAAAGTATATTAGATGGTAAAATAGTCTGTAAAATCGTCTCCATGAACCTCCTTATTATCCATCTTTATGATGTCGTCATCGTCTTTGTTTATAAAGGATTTTGAAACCATGTCTTCTAACACGGCTATTCTATTGAAACAATAACTGGTTTGATGTGATATTTGTTTGATAGAAATAGGAAGTCCTAGCTCTGTTAATTTACTATAAAAGGACTTGATGGTTTTTTGAAAGGTTGTATCCTTTTTGAACCCAAACTCACTGCAGTAGTCTGTATATTCCTTGTATAAATCAACTCCTTTAATATCAAAATCCAGTTCAGTTGAACTACTCAACTTGTGTTGTAAAAACAAGGCCTCCACGGGGACATACAATCTACACATACTAATATATGCATCTGTAATAGGTCGGTTTGTTCTCCAGTCATAGTTGGCAATGTCTAATGTATTTAAATAGTTATATAAGCATGCTATGAATTCCGGACGATTAAAATGGGTTATTAGGGACTTCCAGAAGGAAGTGCCGTATTTTTTATTGAGGAATTTATCGGTTGTTTCAAATACCACATAACGACGTTCCCTGCTACGAACATCAATGGGTATAGGATTGTTTTTATTGGTAAATATAACAAGGCGAGCAAGGTTGGATATAACAACCGGTTGTACGAACTTGCGGTTTAATGTAATAGTATCTTCAGTAATAAACGATTTAATTTTACCTTCAAAGTCGAACGTGTCCTTACCTTCGCACTCGTTCATATTCACGAGTAATTTATGATAAAAGCCCTCGGCGTAGTCGCCGAAGAAGTCCTTGGGATTACTGCTGGTTATATAATGTTGCTTACCTAATAGATTGCCCACTGCATTTAAGAATACGTTTTTACCGGTTCCTTGCTTGCCCTTGATGATAAAGGCTAATGGGTTCTTTTTATTTGGAAATTGAATAATATCTGCAATGTATCGTATAAAGAAATTGAAATGTTCTCGGTTGCCTCCACATAATTCAGTGCCTAACTCGAAGAATGGAGTTAATATTTTATCTGTTTTGCTGACATCATATGTAGAATAACAATCTGGGTTAAACCCGCGGAATAAATTAAAGATATGACTGGGTATAGGTTCCTTGATATTGAATGGTAAGAAGTCCATCTTATCGTAGCATCGAATAGTAGGGTCATCTAACCACTTGGTTATAAAGGATGTTTCTTCCCCGTTTTTATTAAAATCGCCACTGCCTAACTGGCGAAAGGATTCCACTAATTTATTTTGAGTATAGAAGCTCATATCATCGAATCCCCCTTCCTTGGTTAGGTAAATATAGACTGGGTCCGGCCGGATCACCTTACATATAAAGGATTCAAAATATACCTTTTTTGTATGATAATTGCTCAACGAGGCGAAATAGTCCTGATTTAATCTGTCAAACATAGAATTATCTAATGATGCGGATGTAATAATTCTTGACTGGATAAATTCGTCAGAGTAATATTCGTCAGTGTCTTTTTCTACAAACTGTAAATTGAAACCTATTTTTTCATAGACGACTGTATTAAACTCACTGCATATATCTACGTTCTGTATTAACGAACCCTTCAATACAATGCCGTCTGCACATAAGACCGCTTCGTTATTTATGATATAGTAGTTCTCAATGCAGTAATTATATAAACATTCTAATATACGCACTTCATATTCTTGTAAGAAATAGGATACAACCGACCCCACCATATTGTAGGACTTTTTTTGTTTTAGTTCTTTGTTTTTTTCTACCTCCTTTACAATCTTGGGGTTATTTTGAACAATGAAATGACCAATTTTTTTCAACTGTTCTACGAGTGCAAATATATACGTTGTAAAGTCGGGGTGTTTCTGAAAGACTTCATAACATATTTTGGGTTGTTCAATTTTATTTCCATTACGCTTCTCGTCTAACCAATTTTCAAATGAACCGAAATATAACAAGCGGATAAAGAGTCCCTTTGCACGGTCTTTGGTACATCCAGTTATAGATATGAGTTGGTTCATAATATCGTCTCGGTTATTCACATAATATTCTAACTTATCACACTGAAAGCCCTGTTGTTTGCACACCTGTAGTAATATATCCGGATGTGCGTTTTTAATATCAAAGTCTCGTAGTCCCGCTTTTTTTGCAAAGGTATTGCGTATTTCACGGCGTATGGTAAATAGCCCCAAGTTCGCCTTTGGATTACATCGGCCATAACTCATACCTTTGTTGCGATTGTATTCCACAGTCGCTAATTTGGTTTCCCTGTTTATTTTGTTTTTATATTTTTTTAGTTGTGTCTCATCGTTCCATTCTTCATCACCAAATTCGTCCAACCAAACATGTAGCAGGTCGGTTTGTAATAATTTATCCAGCGTCTCCATGTGTATAGGTTCATAACACACGATTCCATCCAATACGTTTGTTTTTTTTTCAATCGTTAGAGTAAGTAAATTCGCCATAGTTGCTTCTTAATATATATATATAAGAAAGATATTATTTATATCCATTTTTTAATAAATTAATAAATTCAATTTTTCGAGATTAATAATTGTTTTAAAACGCCTAAATAATCCGAGAACAAAAAATTGTTCTCCGTGGTAAAAAAGTCAAAAAATTGAAATACATTTACTTGTATTATGGTATGCATACAATCACAAAAAACAACAACAACAACAGCACTAAAATGGCAACCAAAGATATAACGTTTGCATTGAAAGCGGAAATTGGCAGACAATCCGGATTAAAACGATGGGAGAAAAAAAACGGGGACTTCAAAGAACAGCAGATGGTAAGGGGGTGGTTCTATATGAAACAGACTTCGCCAGAGGTATTGGTAGAGCTTATTTGGGATTACTTACAACAAAAAAATGGAGAGATGTATAAAAAAATGAGTTCAGAAGCGTTTGGTATTAAGACCACAATAGGTGAGTATATAAAAAAAGACGGTAGTAAAACACTTGCACACTATACAGATAAAAATTATTATTTGGGTAGTGTAAAAAAACTGGGGGAGAACCCTATACATTACACGGGATACTTTCAAATAACACGAGAACAATTTGTTATTGACTTGGAGTTGTTAAAGGAAGACGGTAATGTTGTAGATGTATTTGTCCCCAAAAATGGACTTGCAGAAAAAAAAGAAACAAGTGCAAAAAAAATACACAGGGAATATATGCAAGAGCTTCATTATGAAATTGCGAGAACATATTTTGTCAACCGTATTACTTATGCATTACAAAATAAACAAATTATTATAAAAACGTATATTCGTATTATGGAGCGGACTATTGCAATGTGTATAACTCAAAGTTGCTTACAAAGAATTATTAAAGATGAAAAGTTGGAATATTTATTTTAAAAGTCAAAAAATTGAAATTAATCCTTACCCCATACATATATATATTCAATCTTGTGACTGCGATGTCGCCTCATAAATGGAAAGCGGGTCATTGGCTGTTGGTTAATGACTCTACAAACAATAGAAAAAACATCATCGGGAATAGATAGAATCATAATACCCTTTGGTCGCAAATGTCGCCAAATGACTTTAAAAAGGGGTTCATAAAAAGATTCTATCCATTCTTTTTTTGTTCTCTTTTTTGTCCCAGTGTACAGTTCTAAATTGAAATAAGGCGGAGATGTAAAGATGCAGTCATAGTGGAGACTCGCATAATCGGTATAGCGACAGTCGCCAAAGAATAATTTAATTTGAGTCGTGGATAGATTCTGCAATTCATTCCGCATGTCTGTAAGCGGAATTCTTAAATTGGGGTTCAATTCCACGCCTATATAATGGGGTATATTAAGCGAAGCGGTCCCTGTCATACGGCATCCCCAACCCATACAAGGGTCTAATACGGTGGTAGGGGCATACATAGAAAGAACCTCCCTAGCCCTGATGGGTGTAAAAAGGCCCACCGTGCCATTGTGGAACTTGTATATTTTGTATAATATGGATAGCCGAGTGTCTCCTTTATAGTATTGAATCATTTTTTTTACAGACGGTTTATCTAGGTGGCTCTCTATAAACTGTTTGAAATTCACGCCTCGAATAGTGGTCGTATTTAATCGCTCGGGAAACGTAAAAAAATCGACCCATTTGTTACCTACTTTAGTGTCGGTGGTTAATTGTGACAAGTCGAATTCAGTCATTTTTATATAATCGCTTAAAGCGTCTTCTTTTGAAATATTTTTAATCTCCATGTGAGAGATTGAGAAAAGATTAATATTATTTATAAGTAAAATAGTATTAATTTATACGGTAACTGCATAGGCCTTGGCCAACTCCCGCCTAGCATGATACTGCCGTCGCTTCTCGGCCTTGTATAATTCGTATTTCTCGGGGTCGCCTTTAATCTTCTCTTGAAAATAAGTCCTAGCCCGCTGATTAATGACCTCCTTATGTCCCGCATTGTAATTGCGTATCCTCTCTAGATGCTTGTTGTATTGTTCGACAGCTTTTTGTGTTTTATCCATTTTTGATTGTTTTATCTTATAATATATTATAACATATTATTTTTCTAAATCAATTTTTTAATAAATGAATATTTTAAAAAAGAGGAGTATTTAGTTTTCATATTCGGGGGCATACGATACAGTGGGTGTTCTTTTGGTGTATATAGATGTATCTTCGCCCGGTGGTAGTTTAGCCTTTTTACCTAATTTGGACTTGGACTTTTCTACTTTTTCCGCTCTGGCAAAAAGGCTTTGTTGGTCATCTATAAACTTCTCCTCGGCTGTGCGTCTCGGCTTTCTAATCTTTGTAGGGGATATAACAACCGGTATTTGGTCCTCTTCGGCAACTGTCTCCTCTGGTGGAATATCTTCTAGTGGAATATCTTCTTGTTTAATATCATCTACTCCATAAGGAGTCGCAACTGGCATCTGTTGCGGATCTAAAAACTCATCACTGGCAGTACCGCCGGCAAAGTTGCCAAAAGAGTCATCCATAAGTTCCTCGAAGGTCCACTTTGCACCCATCTCGGGGGTATTTGTCTCTTGGTCCTGTGTAAGAATGTTTCTCTCGGGCATATCAAATATAGTTTCGTCTGCTAAAGAAGGAGGCAACGCCGACGGAGGAGGCCCCATGCCTAAAGGGGGTTGTGAACCCGTCAAATTGGATTGTATTAAATTTTGAATCTCTTGTCGAGTAGGGCCTAACGCTCCGCCACCACCGCCACCGCCACCGCCCCAGTAATTGACAGACCCCATTAAAGAACCGGGGCGACTCCCAATTCCCTGGGTAGGTTCCATTTGTGCAGTGGATGGCATTCCGCCGGGGCCAGAAGCCCCGCCCGTGGCCCGTCTGCGTTTTTTACGTGATTTTTTCCGGGCCTTTTTATCCTTATCCTTATCTACCAAAATCTTGATAATCTTCCTCAACTCTTCGTCTTTAATGGGCATTATATATATACAGGATAAGATTATTTATAAGAACTCGCTAAAATATAAGTCATAATCACGACGTAGAATATCCTTTTGACGGTCTATTAAGTTATTAAAGTCTATTAAGCTCATAACGACTCGTTGTTTTCTTTTTTTTGAGAAACAGCAGAAAAACATATATTATAAATAGATAAAAAATTAGACTCTTGAAGACCCAAATCTTATTCTACAATAATCCATCACCATATAGCCCACATTACCGCCTGTATTGGTTATTTTTAAGATGGGCGTAACAGTAGCAGATGTGATAGACGCTGTATGAGTATATGAATCTGTCTTGTTGTCGGTAAGATTAGTAAGCTGGAATGTTTGCGTACCCGCAGTAAAGTTTATTATAATCTTACCATGTAGCCACTTATTATAATTGTTGCCCCATAATAGGGGTTCTTTATCAAAATCATATACAGATACTCCATTGACTACGGCTTCGTAATAAGCCCCGCCATTGAAATTAAAAAGGGCTGAAGTGGTAAAGGTAGTGAAATTATTGGCGTAGCCTACTTGTATATCAATACTATTATAATTGACTTCATACTTCCATATCCACTCAACCGATAATAAACTATTTGTATAAATAGACGATGTAGTCATAGCTACACCAGAACCAGTGTTGGAGAAAATAGTCGTTTGGTATCTCCACAGCCCCGGATGGAGTGCTTCACTTGGTCTGCTATAATTCTGTCCAGATCCAAAATTGGTGTTCGTCCATTGAACGGGGTTATTACTATATCCATCCAAGAAATCGTCGGTAATAACAACTGCATCATAGCTATTAATATCAGTAGCAACTCCATCTACATATTGCTTATTACACAGCTGATGATTGGTAGTTGGCAATTTATTTGAGGACGGCAAAAACGAGTTGAACGTATTCGTGTTCGTCCATGTATTCGGCAGGCCTAATGCCCCTTTTGTATCTACGTATGTCTTATTACACAGCTGATTTGCAGAAGTCGGAGCCAATGAAGAAGAAGGCAACACACTATTAAATGTATTGGCACTAGTCCACGTATTGAATATACCAAGTCCGCCCTTTGTGTCCGCATAGGTCTTGGTAACTAATTCAGACCCTGAAGAAGGCGTAAGCGTAGATGTCGGTAAGTTCACATTGAAACTATTAGTGCCAGTCCACGCATTTGCACCACTTAATGAAACCCCGCCCACTACGGATACAGCATAATCCACGTAGGCGGTTGTAGCTACTTTTGTATTATTCGTTAAAGGGGGTTGTGTAGTTGTAGTTATGTATTGGGCAACATCCATATAGTTGGGGCATTGAACATATTGGCTTGCAGTCCCCAGCATAATCTGGTTAGATGCGGTAGGAGTAGCAAACGCCCCAATAGCGGTTGAATAACTTGTATTAACGGGTGATGCACTATTGGCGTAATAACCCAAATAGCTGTTAAATGATCCGCCCGAAGAAACAACATTATACCCAAAACAACTATTACCGGATTGACTATTATAAGATGAACTCTTGCAACCGCTACTACTTCCAAAGCTACAATTTCCAACCCCGGATACGAGTTCGCTATCCGTCCCAAACCCATAACTCGAGTTATGAGAACCATTGCACTTGTTAAGACATAAAAATCCAAAGCCAGATACAGCATCTGCCGTGGTAGTAGTTCCACAACAACCCGCCCCAAAGGCGGAACAAACCGTCCCAGTAGTTAAAGCCCCGAGAGCTTGGTAGCCACATGCGGTCGTATTACTACCAGTAAATGTTTTTAAAGCTTCATATCCTATACTTGTATTAGCATTTGAATTATTTGTGGTAAGACTGTTATAGCCGACACTTGTGTTATAGATACCAGCAACGATACTATCCCCGCTATTCCCTCCAACGGCTACATTAAATTGCCCGCTGGTGAGACTTTGTAGAGCGTTGATACCAATTGCACAATTATCAGCTCCGCTTGTAATAGTAGCATCCAAAGCACCCGTTCCATAACAGACATTGCGGGTAGCGAGTGATTGATTGACCTTTCCAAGTAAATTAATCTCCCCTGAAAGGGGGTGTAGGTCAATATCAAATTGACTTGTTAAAGAAATACCGCCGTACCCGCCGGTAGTATTAATATTAAATTCGGGACTATGTGCATATATACCTCCCCCATAGGTTAAATCTAAATTCCCCGGACCAATTAATGCGGGTGTATCAACACTCGTATAAGCAGTAATAGTGTTGGAAGAAATGTCACTCGCAGTAATAGAGCCACAGTTGATGGTTAATACATTAAATGTATCCGTGGATAAATTAGTGGTAATAATATCATCGCTGGTTATGTTGGATAAGCCACTTAAAGTGGGGTAATTGAGAGCCTTGTTATTTCCACCGTCATTCATTTGTAATATAATATATATACATTATATTATTTCTAAACTGTCTTAATTGATAATTAATTTTAATCTTCTATTTTTATTTCATTGAAATTTTTAAAAAGTTTGTTCTCTATGACATCATAATCAAGATGATTGTAAGGTTCGGTAAAGCAATAGTCGTATAAAGCCTGTTGTTTATGTTTGGGGATATTGAATACTTCGCCGGATATTTGACTCCATTCAACGGCATTACGTGGTTTCCATATACTCATATAAGTAATCTGTCTTCTTAAAAGGGGGGGACAATACTTGTAGGCTTGTAGTGTGAATATAAAGGAACAGCGGACATGACGGCATTTGCTAATAAAGGCATTGAGAGACTTCATGAGTTGTTTATCTTGTTTTAATAGGGGAGCGAAATCATCTATGATGATGAGTGAATCTTCAATGGGGCGTTTATTCGCCAAGCTCTCGTTTTTTAACTCGAGTAGTTCCTCGTGGATTTCCTCCAGTGTCTCGCTATCCAAGGAGTGGAATACATTCTCGTGTTCTTCAAAGGGGTGACTCTTCACAGAGAGGAAACTACTCTCGGGGCAAAACAAATAGATGTTATCAAAGTGGCCACGCATATAATGCTTGCCAGTCCCCTTTTTAAAGAAGTTGTATAAAGTGCTACTCTTGCCGGATCCGCCGGCACCTACCATAAGATAGACGGCCCCGGCTCTCCTTGGTAGGTTAGGATGTACGCCTTTGATATATACGTCCATCGCCTCCTGTATAGGTTTGCAATCAGGAAGTCCAGATTTAATTTCTACAATATCGGTCATTTATATATAATGTAGATAAAAAAATATCTATGTTTATGTATATAATGGATTCCGGCATTACTCAATTCATTTCTAAAAGTAGCACTTTACACAACCACATTGTTCTTGCAAAGATAGTTGAACATATACACAAGGAGATTAGCGACATACCGGATGTCGTGGTTCTTAAACATAGTTTAGACTTGGTCTTGCGTATTTGTATTCTTTTAGAAAACTTGTGTTATGAGAACAATGTCAAAGGCCAAGAAAAAGGATACAAGAAACAACTCGCTGTCCAGGTGTTTCAAAAGATGGGGTGGGGAGATAAAGAATCCCTCGACTTCTTAATCAATGCAGTGCAATACCTCCATTCTGCGGGGTCAATTAAGCGGGTAAAATGGGCTAAAAAGGCAATGGGTAAAGTAGCCAGTTTTTTTCAAAGCGGGCAAAAATAAATACCAACATAATTGCTGAACAAGTCCCGCCGAATTTATCCAACATGCAAAAGAATGCCCTCTATGTAGGGATTCAGAATGCAACTACTCATATACAACAGACGATATATCAGAAGACATCTACTTCATATATACCCGCAATATTGTCTCTTTTTACCAAATATAATTTTATAAAACAGATACTGATGCTACTTGGTATAAGTAATAAATGGTTGTTGTTGTCGATACTATTAATTATTTAGTATGATACGAACTTTAAAATAATATGTATATATATATTATATTAATGAACTCTATAAATAACACCGAATTTTATAAAGCACACTTGGTATTAAATGTCTCGGATATAGCAGACGACCCAGACCCACTCAATTATCCAATTGAAAACAGCATTGGTGTAATAGCATCAGGTAGGACGGCATTCACGTGGTATAATCTCAATATGCGGGACATACTTGGGGACATGTATGACAAGTTCGAGTATTTCAATTTAAACTTACGTGCAATACAGTATGACGCTGGAATTGGTTCCTATGGCGCGGCATCACCCGACCTCAACGCATATTTTCTTGTGAGCGGTCCAGCGTTTTACACTTCAACCTACAATATAAACATCCCCCAAAAAAACAGTGCAGTCACTACATTAGGGTGTATTAGTATGGGTCGAAATGTTCCAGCGACAGTATATTATAATAATAATTGCACAACTACCTTTCAAAAACAACCTACAATCAATTTCAGCATCGTTTTAAGAAGGTCTAACGATTCACCCATTATAACAGGTGCAGGAACATTGTATCCCCTTTTCAGCTTCTATTTTTATATAACGCCC